GTGGGGAAGGGGCAGGTGTCTTCAATCACCTTGGACCAGAAATTCTTGACGGTGGGAGACGTGGAGTTGGAGGCAATGTGAACATGGCCAGTGACCCACAAGGCCCAGTCGACTAGCAACGGGGTGTGTGGGTCAGTGACTATGAAACCATCGGCCTTGTCTCTTAGTGCACGGTCGTCAGTGATGTTGGGGTCACGATTGGAGCTGAGGTGAAACTTGAAGATGTGGCGGAAGGGATCTGAGAACGACTCTGGACCAGCCCAGGGGTTGTTGTACACTCGCCCGAGAAAGGTAACGGGGCCGTTACGCTGGCGGGGTGTAGCTTTGGACTTGAGTCCGAACTCGCTCGCGACAATGGCCAGGCTGTCAGCGATGGTTCCATTGTCGAGCCCGTCATCTCCTCCATACACACCGAGGGCGTCGTAAGCCTCAGATGGACTGAGACCTAAGCGGCGGTGAGCGGAGAAGGCGACGACGGCGTTGTTGAGCGTGTTGCGGAGGCTGGTGCAGGGTGAGCCTGATAGCGTGGCGTTGGCGGTTGTGTAGGCTAGTCCATTGGAGCTGTAGGCCTTGGAGTCAACTTCATTAGAGGTGAGTTTCTCAATGAGCTTGTGGTGCTCTCTTGAGTAAAATCTCAACAGGAACTCTCTAATGATTGCTCCTTGAAGGGGTCCGTTGGTGCCGTCGAAGCGACTGTAATCGTTCTCAACAGCAGACTCCCAGTGTTGTACCTTAGTGTACATGGCATTGGAAAATTCTGCTGGAGTCTTCGAAAAGGAGTACCAAGTGGTGTTGGCGGCTAGCCACTTGGACGCGGGCAACGTGAACCGAGAGAACTGAATGCGGTGTTCGGCGCCGAGGGTGGAGATGATCCTAGGTTCCTTGTTCTCAGGGTAAGGCTCTTTCTTGATGAAGCTCGAGACTTGCGTGTGATTGTGTAACCATCTTCTGTCAGCGAGGTTGAATGCGGCCATCTGTGATGGACTGTTGTGCAGCTCAATGATCTCATCTTCGTCGAACGGACGTACGTTGGTGATGTGTTTGGCGGTGAGCTGGTCCAGGAATTCACGCGCGTGCTGGACTACTAGGGGCGGTGGAATGGTGTCGTTGGCCAGGGATTGGCTGCGGCCAACGATGGAGCTGCCGTCAGCATTAATGTCATGCTGAGGAATTAAGCTCATGTCCACACTGGGCGGGAGCTTGGTGTCGCGGAGGCTGGGCTTGCCAAGTCCAGGCTCGTAGATTTGGCCTACGAACTGGACGGAAACAATATTGGTCTTTCTGACTGCAGTTTTCAGTAATGGGTACAGCCGAGGAGCGGTCAGTGCACGATCTAAAACCGCATCAGGGAGCCCTGGAATGGGCGCCTTGATCTCACTTAACAGGGCCTGAACGTCTGAAGTCTTGAGATTTGGATTGTTTCGAAGTGAAATGGAGTTGAAGGCGTCAGCAAGCACGGCGTAGGAGCAAGTGTCTCCCTCACTTTGCATGAGGGTGAACTGCTCGTACCGCCATGCGGCTGGCAGTGAAAGGTCACGACGCTTAATGTGATTAAGCTCGTAAAGGAACTCCGGTTCCTCTTGGTGGCGGGAATCCGAGGCCAGGACCAAGTTGGTCGTGACCACGGCGGCGGCAAAAGCTAGCGCTGTCATGCCTAGAGCGGCGCTGTAACGGAAGACGGTGGTTTTGAC